GAGCTCGGCACCGACTCCGACCTTGCCCAGACGATCGCCGGAGGCATCGACGTTTTCGTGCGAATGCTCGGCGTTTTCTTGTCTTGACGAACTAACGCTACGCACTACTCTAACTGACGCTAAGTGCCACGACAAATTTTCAGCACTGAACGCTTGACACATAAACGCGAAGAAATACATTTCCCCTCAATCGAACCCCACGACTGAACGCTTGTTCACCACTCGACAGAAAGGAATCCCCCACATGGACGCCCATTTTCCTGAATACGCCGCTGCCGCCGCAGCCCTCCACGAGCAAACGCCCTCCCCGATCCACGAGCCCGCAGTTGGTGACTTCGTGAGCGGCGTCACTGCCGGAAAGCGATGGGCGGGCCGCGTGCAGTGGGTCGCGGACGACGGCCGGATCTCGATCGAACTCGACGGCGGCTGGCTCTACGTGAGCAGCGGCGACATCACGCACTGAAACACAGGAGAGGCGGTGGAACCGCTGGACGCAAGGACGCATCGTGCCGTGGAGCCAGGATGGCAAAGCGGCTTTTTCAGACGAACGGAAACGACAGAAACGAAAGGGACTCGACCATGATTGCGATCAGAAAGGCCCGCCGCAGTGCCACGAAACTGCGGCTTCTCCTCACAGGCCCGAGCGGTAGCGGCAAGACCTACGGCGGTCTGCTCGTCGCGAAGGGTCTCGGATCGAAGCGCACGATCGTCATCGACACCGAGCAGGGTTCGAGCGATCTCTACGATCGACTGCACGACTTCGACGTTATTGATGTCGCCCCGCCGTTCACGCCCGAAGCGTACATCGAAGCGATCGACGCAGCGGAGGCCGCTGGGGCCGACGTGATCATCATCGACTCGATCTCCCACGAGTGGAACGGCAAGGGCGGATGTTTGGAGCTCGTGGACGAAATCGCCCGGGCGAAGTTCAAGGGCAACTCGTGGAGTGCTTGGAGCGAACTGACGCCGCGGCACCGGGCGTTCATCGACCGGATGCTTCGCAGTTCGGCCCACATCATCGCGACCGGCCGCGCCAAAACTGAGACGGCGCAAGTCGATGACCACGGCCGGAAAAAAGTGGTGAAATTGGGGATGAAACTCGAAAGCCGCGACGGTGCGGAGTACGAGTTCACGACGGTTCTCGACCTCGTGCACGACGGGCACTTCGCCGTCGCGTCGAAGGACCGTACCGGCATTTTCTCCGCTGACCCGAAGCCGATCACGGTCGAGACCGGCAAGGCGTTCGCCGACTGGCTCGCGGGCGGCGCGGCAATCACCGAGCCTGGTGTGCGGCAGCAAGAACCGTTGAACGCCACGGTCGAGGCCCACATCAAGAAGCCCGCCCGCCCTGGCTGGCGAGACCGCGTCGCCCAGGCGGCGACCGTGGCCGAATTGGGCACGCTCGCTGACGAGGCCGACGAGGCTGTCTCGGCGGGCAAGCTCACCCACGAGCAACGCGACCAACTTGAGACGCTGATCGCCCAGCGTCACGAGACGATTGACGAGCAGGCGAGAACGTGAGTCTGAACGGAACGAACCTCAACAACAACAGGAGAACGAAGAGATGGATTTCACGATCGACATTGCACCGCAGACCGAGACGATCGACACCGCCGACCGGCCGCTCGTGCCGGCCGGAACTCACACGCTGACGATCCGGTCGGCGAGTGAAGGCCCGAACGAATACAAGCGAAGCGACGACAACCCCGAGGGGCTCTGTATCAAACTGCGGCTCGCCTCCGACGGCAATCATCGTTTCGTCTTCGATGACCTCCCCGCCCACTTGGCGTGGCGTGCCCAGCAACTAGCCGCGGCGGTCGGGATCATCCCGGTGGACGGCAAACTTACGCTGCGGCCCGACGAGCTCGAAGGCCAGAAAGTGAACGTGGAAATCACGCACTACACGTCGAAGGCCGGCAAGGTCAGCGCCGTGGTGAAGCGGTATCTGCCCGCTACTGCCACGCCGAAGGCGGTGAAGAGGAGCAACCTCGCCGCCGTGAAGGCCGCTTTCCCCGATGACGACATCCCGTTCTGAGGAGACCACCCATGAGCATCTTCGGCGACGACGAAGACGACGACCGGCACGCTGCGAATCGACGGTGGAACTCCTACCTCGATGAGATCGACGCCGAGATCCGAGAGGAGCAAGCCCAACGGGCGACGTTCACCGCGGACATCGGCAAGGCGATAGAGCCCGAAATCGTGATTAAGCCCGGGGCGCATCACGCGGCTGCGGCTGCGGCGGTCGGGCGTGAGGACGAGTACAGCAACCGCATGCGTCAGAAGTTTGGAGGAGAGTGGTGATGGCGTGGCACGACACGTGGACGCAAATGAAACGGAAAAAGGCCCAGCCGCAGGGCCAGACTCGCCAATCGACTAGGGCGAAGCGGACGGTTCGCGGGAGTACCGACACCACCACCGCAGTGAAGGCTCGCAAACGACCTCCCTTGCCAGAGTGACTTCGCCGCCGGCCCGGCGTCACAGGGCTAATACACAAGGATGTGAACCATGAAATCCCTCAACACCTTCTCTGAGATCGCCCCGCTCTACCTCGCCGAGCGCGTCGTCACCCGGCACTACGCTGCGAACGTGACTCGGGTCGCGGGCCGCGCCGGGCCGCTGTCGGTGGAACGGATGAACCGCTACCTCACGAAGCGCGTCGAAGAGACGAGCGGGCTCACAACGCGATCGGAAAGGACGATCCTGCTCTCGCTCTGGAACTGGGGCTACCAGCGCGGGCTCGTCAAGGAAGCACCCCGCGGCGTGCTCAAGATGAAGGCCAGGCGGAAGCCGACGAAAGCGTGGACGGTGCCGCAACTGAAGGCGGTGCTTGATGCCGCGAAGGCGAAGACCGGCAAGAGGCTTCGCAGCGGTGCCGATCTCGGCGACCTCCTCGTGTGCTGGGTGCTCGTGGGCTACGAGTGTGGTGCCAGATTCGGCGACGTGATGAGTTTCACCCGCGACCATATCGACGGCGACACGCTCGCGTGGGTGCAGAGCAAGACGGGCGACCCGATCACCCGCCCGCTCACGCCTGCTTGCCTTGACGCGATCGACAAGATGCTCGCGAAGTCGCCCGACGGGCGGATTCTCGGCTGGGCCTGCGGTCGCCGAATGGCGATGCGGTACATGCGCGAGCTCCTTGACTCGCTCGGAGTTGGCGGCTCCTCGAAGTGGCTGCGTCGCTCTGGTGCCACTCACTGCGAGATGGAGAAGGCCGGGGCCGGCCGGCTCCACCTGGGCCATCGGTCGCCAGCCCTCTTTGAACAAGCGTACTGCGACTGGTCTCAACTGCGGACGAAAACCCCGAGAACCCCTGCCCTCGTTTGAATGGAGGCCTGGATGCCACCCCTCAACCGCGTACCCGTCGAACGGGTGCGACAACTGCTTGCCCAAGGCGTCACGGCGTCGGCGATCTGCCGCCGCCTTGCGATCAACAAGGGCTCGGTGTCGCAGATCAAGACACAGATGCAGAAGGAGTTGCAAGGATGCACGACTTCAGCATCGACGTGATCTCGCGCGTCGCCCGCCCGGCGAGCCCCCGGGGCACACGTCTGGATACATCGCGAGCGGCATCCCTTGTTTGATTCCCCCGCAAGGGACTGCGGCATGAAGCACGACGACAAATTCGTTCGCGACCTCGACGCCAGCCGCGTCGCAGTCAACCAGTTCGCCGACAAGCTGCGGCGCGACGGCATCCAGGCTTGGTTGCCGCCAGAGCGGTTGCGGCCTGACGCCAGCATCCGCCACGAGTACGCCGACGAGGGCGACATCATGGTTCAAGGGCGAGTGGAGCACAAAGTTCGTAACAACCTCCACTTCACGTGCAAAGAAGACTACCCGTATCCGACCGTCATTGTGGACGAGGTCTACAAGGAAGACGCCAAGGCTTCCGATCCGGTCTTCGCCTACGTGATCGAGAATGCCAGCCGCACCCATGCGGCAGTCGTCTACGGGTGGACGCGAGACAAGTGGCAGATCGAGACGCGTCGCGACACGATCCAAGGCCGCGACTGCCACTTCTATGTGATCGACAAGCGATGGGTCCGATTTTGTGATCTGACGCGAGAAGGCGTTTTGTGAGCGGTCGATATCCCGCTTTGCCGCGGTTGAGCGGAATCTCATGGAGGATCACCCTGCGATGGATGCAGAGCGAACAGGTGGCGATTTCGCCACCGAAGAACAGGCTGCCGAATACCTTGACGGCCTCATCGAGTCTGCCGCAGACCTTTTCGCCGTCAGTCGCGAAGTCGAAGGAACTCACATATCGCCACGGCCCGGGCAGCAAAAGATCGGAGTCCGAATCGACCGGGTTCTGTATCCGAAACGAAAGCTCCTCGATGCCGGATGGAGGAGCGGCGTGGTCGGCATCGAGATCAAAAAGTCTGGACACCCTGCGGGGCCGATGGTTGCCCAGGCTGAAGACTACATGCAGTCGGTCTTCACGTTCTCTTCGGGCATCTCCGTAGTGCTCAATTCTGTTTTTCTATGGCCTGCATTCCCGACCGCCGGGATCGCAGCGTCGATTCTTGCCCAGCGACGAATCGGATTCGTTGGTGAGCGACGCGGGCGGCTGTGCCTCACGCTGAATCACACATCACTTCTTGACTACGCATATGACACGGGCGAGATGCGCGTCGGCATCGCTGCCAACTTGTCGTGCGGTGGAAAGGTTGGTAGCCGCTGATGGACACGCTTTCCCAGTGCATTGATTTTCTCGGTGCGATCTTCGAGCCCGAGGACATCATTGAGTTCCGGCCTCTGCCGCCGGCGGCCGGTCGCCGCTGGGCTCCGCTTGCCGAGATCCCCGACATCGTGGAGTGGCTCCAGAGGCTTAACAGCGACGAGCAGCAGCGCGTGCACGCCTACTTC